CCTTCCATAAGGATGATGCGTCGGTTATTATGAATTACATTTAATTTATTTTTCTGACAATCGTATAACTTAAACAACTTGAGACCATGGTCAAGTGTAACGATATAACAGTAGTTCTCAATAAAGTAAATATAATCTTGAGCACATCTCATGTACTCTTTAATATTATCTGGCGTAAAATCAACAACAACACCAGCAGCTTTTAAGTTCGAATTCGAATTATATATTTCCGCCATTTATAATCCTTGGCCAGACCACTGCTCCGAAGTAACTGTTGCCGTAGTCACATCACCCTCAGCCACATATGTTCTATTGGCACCATATGATTCATTTTCTCCAACATTAGCATTAACCTGTGTAATGATACCCTGACCAGAAACTGGACCATATAAATTAAGTTTCATTTCAAAATTTAAAGTATGAGTAACAAATCTTCTATCAGTAAAAGATCCATCATACTCATCAACAACTGATACACTATTTAAAATAACAGGAACGTCCATTACGATTCCCATTTCAGGAACCATGTTAATTGTTAAAGTATATTCAGGTGTAAATGTAGGAAGGATTTGTTCAATAATTTGCATACCATCTTCTTGTGTTTTTGTCAAAACATAAAGCGATAAATCTAAATTATATGGAACTGGAGTGTATACAGTTGGTTTAGTTGAAGCAGATGCGTCTGACTGGATTTGTTGCATACGATTTAATTTACGAGAAGAATCATATGTGTAACCCATTATCTCAAACGACATTCTTGGTAATGTTATCGCAGTTACATTATTTTCTAAATCAGATTGTGAATCTAAACGAACTAACCATTTTTCTTTTGGCGCATAAGAAAGTGGAACTTGTAGACGCTGAATAGTATCACCACTAACAGAGTCGCCTTGTTTACGATCAATATAGATATCGCTGAATAGGCGACCAAAAGCAACAATGGCTTTTCTTATAGAACCATGATAATATACATTTCCATTAAGCATTGTTTATTTCTCCGAATGGATTATGCTCATCAAAGTTTAATACACTACTCGCTGCAGTTTTAAATGCGTCATTCTCACCAAACCCTTCAGAAGATTTATTGATATCAATATCAAGAGTAGTTGTTGCTTGAGCACCAGTACCACCACCACCAACAAAAGTAACAACTGGGGCAGTTTGATAACCAGTGCCTTGATTAGTAATAGTTACACCAGTAATCTTATTAAGATTAGTTCCAGAAGTTCCTCTAATTGCAGTAGCTGTAGCGCCAATACCAGTAGAACTTACAAGGGTAACTGTTGGCGCAGAAGTATAACCTGAACCACTATTAGTTAATGTAATGGTATCCACACGACCATGACTATTTCTAGTTGTATTAGTGCTGAATGTTTTAAGAGATTCAAACGCATCCACTTCAGCGATACCAGTATCAATTCTTTCTGAAGAGTATTGGAAGAGTTCAACTTGTAGTTTGTAAACATATAGTTTACCAAGTTGATAGAATGGGTCTTGGTGTTGAACAAATTTAAGTTCAAACAAACCACCTGTCAATGGGAAATAAATTAAGTCGCCTTCATTTGGGCGAGAAGGAATTGTAGTTGCACCATAACGACCAACCAATTGATTCCAACGTCTGCGAGCAACTACTAAAGTTGCAGACTGTTCAATCATTAAACCAAACTTCTGAATAAAAGCACCTTGCCCACCAAACGAGTCTACGTTCTCAAAATACATTTCAATAGGGAATGCAGTTTTAAATTGAGAAAGGCGATCTTCACCGAGAACATTATCTTTAGAAACTAAAGATCTTGGAATGTAAAATACCTCATTACCATAAATCTTTAGTGATTCAATGATAATATCTTCAATCAGGTACTGTTCGTTTTTAGTTCCCTGAGAAAAATATACATTTGTTGTTGACATTTTATCCTAAGAAGAATTCTAGAGGAGCAGATTTATTTTGCAGTTCATCTTCTAAGATTTGAATTTCATTCATGGCTTCAGCATATAACTTATCACCATCTAATGTTACGCCACCTGGAAGTTGAAGACCTGTAAATTTCTTAAGGTTAGTTCCCCACTGACGTTTGAATTGAGCAGTAGTATAACGCTTGATCCAATTCTCATTCCAAACTTTGGAGAACTCAGCAGGATCTAAAGCACGATATGCTTGAACGATAATATAATCACCAAACTGAACATCAGTCTGCCAGTTAATATCTAGATACAAACGATTTTGTAAGCGATTAAAACGATATAGCGTATGACCATTTAATTCTAAATCTAATAGAGCCAAATGCGACATAACAGTTTTAAAATAAATGATTGATGTAGAAGTTAAATCATACAAATCATTTAAACGTAATTGATATTGCAAGTCAAAGATATTCTTAGAAGAAGATGCTTGACCAATAGATAATACTTTTTGCACACCGTAAACAGCGTCAGGAATATCTATGTATTTCTTATCGTACTCACCAAGAGTACAAGGAGTACCTGAACCAAGAGTTGCAGTAATAGCACCGCTGGTAATAGTTTCGCCAGCAACGAAAGTTCCAACTACATTCTTAACAAGTAAAGTATTACCAGCAGAAACAACTGAAGTTTCTCTAGTAACTGTTGCTGTTGCACCAGAAGTTACACCAACAACAGGTTGTTCTAAACCAAACGATGCAGCGTTACCTGTTGTAAGAGTAATAGTTGAAGCGTGGATTTGACACTTAAGATAAATCTGCTCGATACCTTCGTAGTGATAAAGACGCCAGTAATCCAGCACCTGATCAATACGGTCTTCTAACTGATCATCATCTACGTTAATCTCCAAAACTGGAGCACCCAGATCTCTGAGGCAGTATTGCTTTAGACTCTCTCTACTTGTTGGGATTGCCATTTAATTATACCTTGAATAGAGTACACTCACCCTTGATTGTAGAAGTTCCACTTGCGGCAGTAGCCAGAATACGAACATTACCACCACTAATATCTGCAGTAAATGTAGTATTCGTAGTGGCAGTTTGAATATCTAAACCAACCAAATAATTTTCAGATATAGTTACTGTGGTACCATCATGCACAAACATTAAACGACAGATTCTATATGATGTACTATTAACAACTTGCATCTCAATAACACCAGAGCGATACGTAGAAGCAGAAACAGCCAGAATAGAAGTTGCAGTTGTGCTAGAAGTAGTTCCAGTGAACAATCTGCGTGTTGCTATATCATCCTCAAGTCTCCAACCAGTAGCTGCATTCCAATCAATAACTTTATCAGTAGCACCTTTAAGGGTAATACCACCGCCAGCAGCAGTAGTATCAGTAGGAGAAGCAACAGAACCTAATTCAATATTCTTATCATCAACAGTGAGAGTGGTTGAATTTACAGTAGTAGTTGTTCCGTTTACAGTTAAGTTACCAGTAATAACCACATTGGCATTATTAATAGTAGCAGTACCTGTAGCTGCACCGATAGAAAGAGTAGTTGCTGCGCCAAAAGCATTAACAGTTGTAGCAGTTGCGTTGAATACGTTTTGAGTAGTTTGTGTGCCAACTAAAGTGCCAGTGTAATCTTTAAGGTTTGTTCTATTCCACTGACCAACTTGAGTAGCTGCAGTTCCAGCTGCGTCTTCAGCGTAGAAATCTAAGTCACCATTTGATGCGCCAGCAGAGGTTTCTGCAAGAATATATGTTAACGCATCAACAGATTTAACACCACCAAGCGAAGACCAAGCGCCAGAAGCATATCCTTCAAATCCAGAAATGCTGGTATTATAACGTACCATACCAACAGAAGGTGAACCTGGACGTTGAGCAGTAGTACCAACTGGAAGCAACCAGTGGCTAGTACCAGTGGCAGTTAGAATATTAAGACCAGTAAAGGAAGTAACAGTTGCGCCAAGAGCAACAGCAGTAGAACCGATAGTAACTTGGCCAGCTGCCCAAGTAGGAGCATAACCAGCACCAGCTGATTGTAAGAACGTACCTGATGCACCAGCAGTAATGAAAGTAGATAAGCCAGTATCAGACTGGATAATCAACTGACCAGCAGAACCACCCGCAATGTTAGTAGCAGTAACCGCAGTAGTCGCAACACCAGTAGTTAAAGAGGAAGCATTAACCCAAACTGGAGAATTTGTACCACCAGAAACTAAAACCTGACCAGAAGTACCTGCGGCAGAAAGACCTAAACCAGAAGCACCAGAATAAGCAACAGCACCAGAAACTGCTGATAGCGAAGAACCAGTACCACCATATGCTAGAGCAACCGCATTACCAGTCCACACAGAACCAGTACTAAAAGTTTTATTAAGCGCAGTCTGGGAAGTAGTAGTGTTCAGCATAATGGCTGCGCCACCACCAGTTACACCATCGTGAAGTCGGATTGTTTTTACATCTGTGTCGATGGAGATCTCACCATTTGCCCCAGTGAACGCATTGTTCTGGGTAGTAGTTCCTCGTCTAAATTGTACTTGTGTTGACATAGTCTTCCTCTATTTTTGTATATTTATGCCTGCGCTTCAGACCAGAATAAGTTTACTGATATGGTCGCTGAAGTGGTTGTGGAAAGGTTTTTAACAACAACTGCTAAAACGTCTGGACCATCTGGATAGTTTGAATAACCACCAATCGCAGAGTTTGTTAATTCCTTCAACTGTGATAAGTCAATTTCAGCGAAACCATTTGGCTGACCAAGGGTTGAAAAGTTTTGTTCACCTGGAGTCGCAGCAGTTGACGTGCTAGTAGAAATCTGCGCAAATGAAGGTTGTGACCCCAAACCAATAGTGTTAACAGCAGTCCAAGTCAGTGATGATGCATCAATATTACCTGGATTTAAGATACCATAAACTTGAACTGATTGATCAGACTGAACTTGTAGTTTTTGTAGTAGTAACTGTGAACGATTAATCAGATCTCGGTCACCGAACGCTCCAGCGATTGAGTTTGATACAGATGGAGCTAAACGTAAAAAGAACTGAGTTTCAGCAGAATTTGCTGCTACAGTATTAGCAATACCAGCATAGTTAAAGTAGTAACCACGATCAGAGTCAAAACCACCATCCATAATATAAGAAGAACCCCAGTGGTTAACAATAGGTGCACACGTACAAGTAATCAGAGTTACAGCAGTATACCCATTTCCAACAGAATGACTTGTTGCAGCGCCACCAGTGAATGTCTTATTGGAACCACCAACAAACATACTAAACGATGCGCCACGAGTACAGCCAGTTAATGTATTACCTGCCTTACCTGTATAGTTAATATATTCGTTATCGATAAGGATTGTGCCACCAGTAGATGGGAAACGAGAAGCGTCATATAATACAACTGAAGTAACAGAACTATTAATAGCAGTTGCTAAACGATCTCTAGCTGATTCATTAATCGCTTGATAACGAACAGCACTGTTACCAGTACGCATATATGCTTCATCGTTTACGTTGTTTTGTTTCATGCGGTGAACAGGAATCATATTACCATCTGGACCACGGAGCATAAAGTCAATAAAACCAGCACCATACCAAGAGAATGAAATCCCCAACATTTGCATTTTATTCAGGTTAACTGCATACCCAGAAATACCAGTACCATCAATCTTATCAAAGTTAAACTGAGATTGTGGAACACGTTGATCAATAACCTGAGCGATTTTAATACCTGAAGAGTTATTAACACCACGATACTCTGGATTAATTGTCATTGTGGTATCATCAGTGATGGAACCAACACGATAAGTCATACCACGAATAACAATACTATCACCTTGTTTTAATTGTTGAGTAAAACGAGTAGCAGTACCAGTAATTGCTTGAGAACCAGCAGTAACAGAAATAAACCCTGACAACTGATAAGTCGCAGAACGCTTAACAACTGCTAATTCTTGCCCATCAAATTCCCAGAATAATCCGTTTTGATCGTCAAATGCACCACATCGAGTAGAAGCACCGATCCAATTTTTAACAGTAACACGTGGAAGGTTAGTAATAACAGCAGAAGTGCTACCAAGAGTAGCCTGAGCAGAAACAGTAAATGTAGATTCGTTAGTAACAGAAACTACACCATATATACCATTATAACCAGAGGTGACAACACCTGCAATTTCAACAGTACAACCAGCCTGTAGACCATGGTCAACCTCAGTTGATACAGTAATAACAGAACCAACAGTAGTTGCTGCAGCAGAAATTTGATCAAGGTTTAAAACTGGGTTGAATAAAACACCAGAAGTCCAAAGAATACCCTTACCCGATTGGTAACGCATATACTTTTTAGTTTGACGAGATACAGATGCGCCATGAGAAGGTAAGAATGTACCAATGTTAACACCACCATCAAATGGTCTATGTTGAACGAACGCATCAGAACGAGTATATGTTGTTGCAGCGATACCAGAGTTCTGTACAGCACCACCAACTCGAGCAGTAAATGTAAACGTAGTTGCAGTAGGAACAGTTTCAACGAAGAAGTTACCACCCATCAATTCATGGTATGTACCAGAAGAAGATACTACGTTAACAATTGGAGAGCCAGCAATTAAACCATGGTTAGCTGAACAAGTTACAGTAATAACAGATGGGGATGCTGCATTAGAAGTATAGCCAGTAATTGGTAAACCAGAACCAGCATAGAAACCACCACGACGTGCATAAGTAGATTGGTTGTAAACAGACGTTCCATTAGTGCCAACAATACCCTTGGCAAAGTAAGTAAAGGTAGTTGAAGTTGGAACGGTATTAATAACGAAAGCACCCTCAGAACGAGCAGCAGTTGCAACACCTGCGCAACCGAAGATAATAACTGGAGTAGCAGTAGAAAGACCGTGAGCCTGTGAACAAGTAACAGTCATAACAGAAGGATTGCCACCATCAGATGTAATGTTAGTAATAAACAAATCAAGACCTGGTTTTTCATAGATACCTGGAATACCACGGATATCTGAATAGTTCTGCCACTTAGTAGGCTGAAGACCATATTCAAAGTCAGCATCAATTAATGACTGAGGGTTTGATACACGCATTCTTTCAATGGCATCAACACCCATAGCATAAGGTCTAATGATGTTACCCACATTCGCTGGTGCATCTACATAGATTGAAATTTTATCTGTAGACAACATCAACGATGTGTCTTTATTAAATGTTACTGTAGTAACACCAGCTTGTTCTGTAAAGAATGTAGTATTATCATCTGGGTTATAAGAAACTGAACCAGATCTAGTTGAATCGCCAAGAGCATAAATGTTATCTTGTTTTGTTTTATTAGCAATAATCAATAGACGAGTTTCATCGCATTTTCCAGGAAATTTTAATGTGCCATTATTGGCAGTTCCAGGTGTAAAAATATATTTTTCAATCAGTTGGCGAGCCATTTATATTCCTTTTAGAATCCGAAAATAATAGAGTAAGCGATGTAATCCGCTTTCACAGATTGGTCTAGGTTTTCAA